AGATATAGATACTTGGGCGGCAAGTATTGGAAACGTAGGTAAAACTTGGAATCCAGATACAGAATCAATAGAGTAAAATAATGGAAGAAAATTATTTTATAAACGTACTAAAAGTATTAGATGCGTCAATAGAAAGAGGTACTTGGAAAGGTCCTGAAATAGAGGGTGTAGCAAATCTACGCAAAATTACTTTGCAAGCAATTAAAAATTTAGCAGAAGCTTCTCAACAAAAAAAAGAAGTTGAAGAGGTTGAAGAAGTTGAAGAAGTTGTAGAATCAATTACCAAGAAAACAGGAGAAAAGTAATGGATATAATAATGAATTTAGTTCAATGGATTACTACA